GTAATCGAGATTGAAAATAAAGAAATCAAAATTGAGAATATGATTGGCTATGATATGAAGATGGTTTTTAGAAATCAGGACGCAGAGCCGTCTTTGGATGAAAATGGGGATGTTTTTGAGCCTCTCTACTGGCTAGACATTAAGGCCAAACCTGAGGAGGACATAGAATACCATACGAGCTTAGGAGTGAAGAAAGAAAAAAGAAAACTAGCTGAGTTACAAATATTCTTTGAATATATCGAGGCTAACAAACAAAATCTTTTTGATCTCTGTGGATTGCGAGGGGAGCTTAGTTAGGATGAAATTGACCCTGAAAATTGAGCCTAAACCTCAATCACGGCCAAGATTTGCAAGGCGTGGGAGTTTTACCACAACTTATGAAGACAAGGGCATGAAAGCCTGGCGCAATCATTGCCAGTTGCTCATTGCTAATCAGTACATGGGCCAGCCCATTCTTGAGGGGGCACTGAGGGCAAAGGTTAGATTTTATATCAAACCTCCTCAGTATATCTCAAAGGTCAAGAAGAACCAGCAGGCCCTCCTGGATGAGATTATCCCTGTAGGCAAAAAGCCTGACATAGATAACTACGAAAAAGCGCTATATGACAGCATATCAGGGATTGTCTTCCAGGACGACGGTCAGATAGCTCTGCATGATGTAGGCAAGTTCTACAGTCTAAATCCAAGGATAGAGGTAGAAATAGAGGAGTACAAAAATGAAAAAACAGAAATTGATTGAAAAAATAAATAAAATTGCTATCGAGACACCTTTTCCAAAATCTAAAATTGTAGACTACTTGGAAGTAATTAAACTCATTGAACAACTAGACGAACCGCAACCAGTCAAAGTTCCGCAGTTTGTGGCGGATTGGTATGAAGAGAATAAAGATGATTTTGAAACAAGTTTGTTTCAATGTATCTATGAGCTTTTAAAAAAACGTAATGATAACGAGCTAAATGAATTTGAAGAGTGGGTAATTGATGAGAATACCGAGCCTTTCAAAACTCTCGTCAACATGCACCAATTCGGCTATGAAGTCGAGAAAGAGAAGCGTTATCGGATTTCTATGCCAAAAGCTAGAAATTACATGAACCACGCTCAATTTTTGTGCGAAAAAGATGGCAAAATATTTTGGTGCGGTGAGTGGCATCATTTTAGAACTAAATTCACTCGCAAACAACTAGAAGAAGCTGGGTTCGGCTGGGTGTTCGATTGCCCAGGTATTGAGATTGAGGAGGTGGAGTGATGAAAGATATCAGAATACTAGATGCGTGCTGTGGGTCTAGAATGTTTTGGTTTGATAAAAATGAGAGTCATACAACTTTCATGGACATCAGACAAGAAAAAATTGAAATACATGGGAAAAAGGTAAACGTAAACCCTGACGTTGTCGGAGATTTTCGTGATATGCCATTCGATGATGAAACATTTAATCTAGTAGTATTTGATCCACCACATCTAAAATGGGCAGGTCAAAACTCAATTATGCGATCACAATATGGCCAGTTGGATAAAGTTACCTGGTCGGAAGATTTAGCCAAGGGTTTTGAAGAATGTATGAGGGTTCTAAAAGTTGGAGGTACTCTAGTTTTTAAATGGTCTGATTGTCAAATCAACGTTAAAGAAGTTCTTAAATCTGTACCTTTTAAACCATTGTTTGGGCAACAAAGAGGTACTACGCATTGGATGACGTTTATGAAATTTGAGGAGGTCATAGATTGAAACGTTTTATCGCAATCTGGATTTTATTGTCTGCTGGATTGAATATCTGGCAGAGTATCCATATTAAAAAATTAGAAGAGAAGAAGCCGATGGTTATCTACAAGGCTGATAATCAAGGCGCAGAGATATTTGGTAAAGTCGTCGAGAAAGGACGACATGGCAAGTTGTATACAGTGACTATCAGAGATTATGGGATTTTTGTAGTTACGAAGGACATGTACGATAAAGTAAAAATTGGAGATGAGGTAAGAATATGAATTATAAAGTAACAGTCGATGGTAAGGAAATTGAATACGGTGCGCTAGTTGAAAAATCACGTTTTTCAGATGAAGAATGGTCTGCTATTTATGCTGAAATTGTAAAACAAAATTGGCCAGAAATCTTTGAAAATAGAAAATCAGATACTGCATTTATTGATACGCTTGGAGCCTTGACTTCACTAGAAGAACGATACGAAGCATTGCTTGAGCTATTACCTCAAGATCAGTTCTCTAAGGCTGGCACACATCCAAAATGGGTAGCTGATGCAGTCGCAGAAAACACTTTGAATAAAGAGGACACGGTGCTAGATGTGTCGGATTTTATTGGACGATGTGAAACTCTGGAAGAATTGAAAAATGAGCTGACAGAGTATTTTGATTTGGAAGAATTGCAGGGGTTACTATGAACACAATAGATAAAGTCAAGCAATGGTTTATTGACCGCGACCTAGAGAACGGTGGACGGTTAGACAAGCAGTCACTCAAACTCAGCGAGGAGTTCGGTGAGTTATGTGCAGGCTATCTCAAGAAGAATGATCAACTGACTAAGGACAGTATCGGAGACTGTGCGGTCGTGATTGTCGGTCTGGCCTTGTTGATAAAAGCGGATGTGGATAAGATTTTTGACGAAGTTTTTAGCGACGAATACTATGCTGTAGAATGTCTGGTCTTTTTGAATAGGGCAATCAGCAATATTCAGTTATCAAATGGATTTACAAATAAAGATATGTATATAATCGATTTAACTCGTTCAATTTATTGGTTAAAATCAATCAGTACCGCACTCGGATATGATTTTGAAGAATGTTTTGAACTGGCCTACCAAGAAATCAAAGACCGAAAAGGTCGTTGGATTGATGGCTCGTTTGTCAAAGAGGAGGATTTGGGATGATACCGAAATTTAGAGCGTGGCACAAGACGTGGGAAGAATTAGGAGAAGTCAAGAGGATACGTTTTGACGATGAGGGGGATGTACGTACTGTACTATTCAGAGGTAAAACATTAGGAACTGATACTCCTATCGACAAAATCGAACTCATGTAATCAACAGGACTGGTTGACAAAAACGGCAAGGAAATCTTTGATGGGGATGTAGTCAAAATGGCCAAGGATGTCTATTCTGAACCCACTTATTGAAGATGGCACAAAGGTCACTATTGAAATGTCTGAAAGTGATTGCTGTGCCTCAGTAGGTGGAGAGTTCAAGAATGTCACACTAGACGCAGTCATTACTGATGTAAAAATCGGAGAACCCACAAAATCCGACAATGGCGACGGGACCACTTGTGAGAATACGGTCACTATTTACCACAATCAAAATCCAATAGCTTTGGCAGAATGTGAGGCTGATGATGGCAATGGTGGCTATTACTACAGTGTAGGGTCGCTAGTTATTGGTAAAATCCACTTTCCAGTAGTAGAGGCGTAGGAGGAAGTTATTATGAAAGAAACTCAAGAGCCTTGCTTGGTTAATTGAGGAGATGGAACATGAGTGAATACGCATTGTATGAAGGCGATACCTTCATTACCATGGGGACACTTACGGAGATCAGCAAAGAAACAGGTATTGCTGAACGGATGTTGAAGTATTATACTTTCGCATCCACGCAAAGAAGAAATCCAAATGGTAGAGCTGTCGTAAAGATTGAGGTGGATGATGAATGATAGGAAACATTTTTCGAAACAAATTAGATTGTGGAGGCTTGGCAAAGGTCTTACTCCAGAAGAAGTTTCAACGAGAATTGGTGTTAGCGCATATACATTTATGGATTGGGAACGAGGCATGGTACCAAGTGAACACCAGAAAGGGCTTTTGTCAAAAGAGTTAGGATTGGATAAAGATGTCTTGTTTGAGAATTGTGAGGTTGGGAATATCAATGCGCTATTGAAAGAAAAGCGCTTAGAACAAGGACTCACTTGCACAGAATTAGCTAAGCATTTGGGATATTCAGCAACAAGCATAAGCCGTTGGGAGAGAGGTGCGGAAATATCTGAATATGAAGCGGAAGATATCTGTACTTTCTTTGGAATCGAGATATAAAAAAAGAGCCAGCACACGGCTGACCCCTTTGTGATATGTCTGATAAAAATATTATATCATAAAGGAGCTATGTTGTGAGGTTATTAAAAAAGGTTGACGTGCAATTCACCAAGAAAAATACCTATGACGTTCTAGAGAGTTACCGCTCGTATGTCCGAATGGCAGGCGCTGAGTATTTGCCTAAAATCACAACGACCTACTCATTTGAACCAAAGACATTTACTGGTAAGAACACAGCAACAGAGAATATGGTTATCGAACATGTGGATGCAGAAGCAGAGGTTTTGGAGATTGAGAGAGCAGTCAACTGTATTATGGATCCATACGTTCGGCAGGTAATTGCAAAGAAGTATATGGATATGAAAATCCAATTATCAGACAAGGCTATCTATATGGATTTAGGCTATTCTGAGAGTGAGTTCTATCGCATGCTTAGCAGAGGTGCTTTGGAATTTGCGGAAGCCTATCGAAAAGGTAAGTTGATTGTCTTTCGTAAATTTTTGGGAGATATTTGCAAGTAAATTGCTAGGAAATGGCTTATTTTACATGGTAGAATAGTATTGTCAAGTGATAGGTTATTTGACGTCTCCTTTATATTTTATTATATTTTTCCGAGGCTTCGGCCTCACATGGCGGTGACAGGTAAGTGGTTTCTCTCCTATGTTTTTCCTTCGGTTCGATTCCGGGCATCGCCGTTAATGACTACAAAAAATAAATCAGAAAATTTATTTCTAATTAATACGCAAGGTTGTAGTCGCCTTGCAGGAAAGTCGCACATTGTGTGGCTTTTTTTGATTATAAAAAAGGTGGTGATGGACATTGGGTTAAATCAAAGACAAAAGATGTTTGCGAGCGAGTATTTGAGGACTGGAAATGTCTATCAATCCGCAATATTCGCAGGTTATAGTGAAGCGTATGCTAAGACAACAGCTAGTAAATTGCTAGAAAATGCAAGCATTAAAACGTTTATACAAACCGAAACTGAAAAGATGCATGATGAAAACATTTTGAGCGCTAAAGAGGCTCTTTCAATTCTCTCGGACATTGCAAGAGGCAAGCGACTTGAAGAGGTTTTGATGATGAACCCTGTCACTGGAGAAGTTGATAGAGTTACAAAAAAAGCAGACAATAACACAGTTATTAAAGCGATAGCTGAGATATTAAAGCGTTATCCGACTGCTAAACAAGCTGAAAAGCTAGAACTTGAAATCGAAAAACTCAAATCACAAATCGGTGTGGATAATGAACAAGACGATAAGCTGATAGAATTTGCTAAGGCTTTGAGAGGTGCTTTTGACGACAAATAAATTTACAAAACGACAAGAAGAAGTGCTTACACGAGTATTGAACGATGATTTCTTTATTTGTGGGCTTCACGGTGCAAAACGTTCAGGTAAAACTGTTTTAAACAACATGGTCTTCATGAATGAGATTGCACGAGTGAGAGAAACAGCGGATAGATTAAACATAGATGAGCCGATGTATATCTTAGCTGGGACATCTTCGACATCGATACAAAACAATATCATTCAGGAGCTGTATAACATGTTTGATATTGAACCTAAATACGATAAGCATGGAGCTTTTACCCTTTGTGGTGTTAAGGTGGTTCAGGTCTATACTGGTTCGATTTCAGGTTTGAAGCGAGCCCGTGGTTTTACTGCATTTGGAGCTTATGTAAACGAGGCGTCCCTTGCTAATGAACAGGTGTTTAAAGAAATTATCTCACGTTGTTCAGGAGAGGGCGCACGTATTGTTTGGGATAGTAACCCAGACATTCCTACACACTGGCTCAGACGGGATTATATCAACTCTGGCGACGATATGATCATAGACTTTCATTTCAAGCTAGATGATAATACATTCATGTCTGACAGATACCGCGAGAATATCAAGAATGCCACACCAGCTGGTGTATTTTATGACCGAGACATCCTTGGTTTGTGGGTGACTGGTGAGGGCGTTGTATATCGTGATTTTAGCGAGAATATGTTTGTGGATAACGTACCAGAAGATATAACTAAAGTCTATGCTGGTGCTGACTGGGGATATGAACACTTTGGTTCTATCGTTGTTATCGGAGAAACATCTGACGGTTCAGTTTATTTGTTAGAGGAACATGCGCATCAGTACAAAGAGATTGACTTTTGGGTAGACCTTGCTAAGAATATCAAGGAACGATACGGGAATATTACGTTCTGGGCAGACAGTGCACGACCTGAACACGTTGCAAGATTTCAAAGAGAGCAATTGAGAACATTCAACGCTAATAAAGCGGTATTGTCTGGCATTGAAGAAGTAGCCAAGCTGATGAAAGCTGGGCGCTTTTTTGTTGTATCAAACAAAGTCAGCAAGTTCAAAGATGAAGTCTATCAATACATCTGGAACGAAAAGACAGGCGAACCAGTGAAAGAGAATGACGACGTACTAGATGCGGTGCGTTATGCGATTTACTCACAACATTCTCAACCTAAAGCAACCGTCCGCAGACGTTCTGATTATGGTCTATAGAGAGGAAAGACATGTACGAACATTTAACTTATCCAAGAGATGGATATGATGAGGGTTCTTTGAAGAAAGACCTGATTTACAAATTGATAACGAAACATAGCACTGAAGCTTCACGTTTGAAGAAACTTAAAAGCTACTACATGGGTGATCATGCTATCTTAAATCACAAGAGACGCAACGAGAACGCACCTAATTACAAGACGGTAGCCAATCATGCCAAGGATATCGCAGACACGGCTACAGGCTATTTTATGGGCAATCCTATCAAGTACAATAACACTGCTGAAGGTGACATCAATGAACTACTTACAGCTTTTGATGGCGCTGAGATTGACCAAGTAGATGCGCAGAATGCTTTGAACATGGCTATCTATGGTCGTGCTTATGAGTACATCTATGCTAAAGAGGGATTGACTGAGTTGGACTCAACTAGTATTGATCCAGAAAATACTTTCATGGTCTACGATGATAGCATTGAGCGGAAGCCCTTGTTTGCGGTCTACTACTATCAAGTCAAAGATGATACGAAAGATACTACTAAGTACCAGGCAGAGGTCTTTACTGAGAATCTTCATTATCACATGGTGCTGAGAAGTACAGATTCAGGAAAATCTCAGATTGAAGAGGCAACACCTCATAACCTTGGTCAAATCCCGATTATCGAGTATCGCAACAATCACTTTGCGATTGGCGATTACGAGCAACAGATTAGCTTGATTGATGCTTATAATTCCTTGATGGGTAACCGTGTTAATGACAAAGAGCAGGCAGTAGAGTCTATCCTTGTATTGTATGGTACGCAGTTAGCAGACACTCCAGAAGATGCCAAGGTAGCGATGAAGATTCTTTCTGAAGAAGGTCTTTTGGAATTGCCGGGTGATAGTGCACGAGCTGAGTTCTTGAAGAATACGCTGGACGAAAGCGCTACGGAAATCTTGCGTACGGCTCTGAAAGAGGATATCTACACATTCAGCCATGTTCCTAACCTGACTGATGAGAACTTCGCAGGCAATACGTCAGGCGTAGCCATGGAATTCAAGCTGATGGGCCTTGAGATGATTACCAAGACCAAGGAAGCGAACTACAAGCGTGGATTAAGACAGCGTATTGCTATCTTTGCTCATTACTTGGGTATGAAACAGATTGCTTTAGAGTCTCATTCAATCGTTCCACAATTTAGCCGTGGATTGCCTAAGAACTTACTGGAAATCTCTCAGATTGTGAACAATCTTGAAGGTAAAGTGACCAATAGACAACTTATTTCTCTCTTGCCGTTTGTGGAAGATCCTGACGCTGAGCTGGAAGCCTTGGAAGAAGAAAAAAAGAAGAACATGGAAGACATGCCGATGTTTAACCAAGACAACACGAAACCCGAAGACGAGGTAGAGGATGAAGAATCAGGAGTATTGGGCGAAGAGGAAAGCCAATCTGATTTACCAACAGATGGACAAGGCCGAAAAGCAGGCAGACCAGTTCGATAAGGTCTATCAGGAAGCTAAGACTTACTTGGATAAGGAAATCAATAAGATTTTTGATAAGTTCCAACGTGATTATGGTTTAAGTCAGGTAGATGCTAGACAAGTCTTGAAGAACATGAAAGACAAGAAAGACCTGAATGAACTTCGTAAGGTACTTGAAGCTAGACCGAATGACCCGAACATCCAAAGATTACTAGCTGACTTAGATAGTCCAGCTTATTCTTTCCGTATGAAGCGTCTAGAGCGTTTGAGCGACGATTTAGACCGTATGCGTGAATCTATCTATCATTCGGAGAAAACGGGCTCAGATGCCTTTTATAGCGACCTGATGAAGGATAGCTACTACAAGGCTACCTTTGACCTGCAGCAGCAGACGGGGCTAGCATATGGCTTTTCTGGGCTTCCTGAGAGCGAGATTAAACATCTACAAAAAAAAAACACCAA